ATCTTTACATTATAATTAAAACAAACGATATGACAACTACACAATTAGCAAAGAAAGTAAAAGCAATGATTAAGAAAGATTTTGGAATGACTTTTACAGAATTAAAAAATGTTATTAAAAAAACACATACACCACAATGTGGTTCTGACCACTTTAAAAGTGAAAATGGATATAGTGTTTTTTATACAGATAACGATAATTATATGCAAGGAAAAAGGAATGGGGGTGGAGTTGGTTTTTACGCATCATTAAATGGAGTTGGTTTTTGTAGAACTATAAAATTATAATATGAAAAGATTAAATTATAGCATCCAAGTTGGTGAAAAATACCTTAACAGAAGTGGCGTTGAAATGCACGTTATTAAACAAGTAAAAGATAAGTTTTTAGCAACTAATCCAGACGGGATTTATGACGCAAAAGATTATGGTAATGGATATTTTGTAAATATTAACGGTGGTTTTGGAAACACTACAAACCACCGAGATTTAATTAAAAAACTAAATAAGTAAGTTATGAATATAGAAAGTATAAAACAAATTGCGATTACAGAAAGCGAAAAGTATGTTCATAAAAACTGTTTTGGAAGTGAAAAGTCAAAAAATCAAGTGTCTTTTTTAGCAGGTTTTGAGTTTTATTATAGAAATAATGATTTTATAAATCGTGTAGAATTAATAAAGTTTATGGAATTTGCTATTGATTTAGAAGATATACCTGAATACTCTACAAAGGAATTAGTAGTTGATAAATATTTAAAACAATTAACAAAATGAACAGGCAAAACATAATATTAGTGCATAAAGGAAATGAACCGCAATGCTGGGGAAACTTTAAAAGAGCGTGTGAAGCAAATAATTTACCCTACCATAGTTTAAAGATGTTGAAGTTCCCAATTAGGTATAAGAAATTTAAGATTGAAAAGGTGAGATTTAATGAAGCCTAATGGCTAAGGCTATGTGTAGTGCTTGTATTAAAACTACACCAAAAACAAAATAAGATGAAAAGAGAAATAATAGGAGTAACAAGAGAAGAGCATGAGGCATTACATATAGGTGATGTTAGGCGTAGTTCTAAATTAAAAGAGGCAAACAAAAGGCTTGATGAAGTAGATTTTCTTGACCTGATGCAAAATTATAGGATAGCTGATATGGCTGACCAAGAAAATGTAGTTAATAGGTTTGAAGCCGTAAAAGAATGGATTAGGCAGAATTACGCCTAATGTATAAATGTATGTGATGTTAATTTAAACGACTTAAAAGATAAAGATTATGGATTACGATAAAATGACTATTGAAAGACTTTGTGATTGGATATTTAAACAAAGCGGATATAAGGTAAACTGGCAAGACTGTAAAAGTAGAATAGAGAATATTTGTATCAAGTACGCAGAAGGTGAGTTTACAATTAATAGCCATATACATAATGTTACCAAACGTAATTGGTTTCAAAGGCAACGAATAGAGTACCGTTATTTAATGTATATGGCAACAGGAATATTAATTGGGCTAATGTTGCCTTATGTTTGGTAACGAGTGGCAATAAGAAGCGAATGTAGCGAAGCGGAATTTGATTTTTATTGCTTGTTATATGCTGGGCGACTTTGAAAAATAGATTTTAATTAATAACAAAATAAATAATACATATTATGAAACGTAAAATTAGAAATTGGATTTACAGATTAGCAAGAAAAGTTATTGCCAAACATATTATTAAGCACGGCAGAACCTTGCACCCAAATGATTTAATAAAATTAGGGTGGGTTGAAAAAGATGGCTACTATACCGAACCAAACATTAAAGACCGTGATAGAATTACAATACAATTTGAGAATCATTATTATAGGGTGTGGCATAGTGCTGATAAAACTTTTATTGCATTAGAAAGTACTTATGAATGGTTTGAAATGTATTATTTATTAATTCATTCAGATAACGGAATTTATGAATTAGCAGGGATTTAAGCCTTGCATATAACACCAAAGCGAGCAATCGTAGTGAGGCACGAACTATGTTGTTTGCTGGCTGTTATAAAACGTATGACGGAATGAAGTGTAACGAAATGAGTAATATGTTAAACAAAAAAATATGATTAGTACAAAATTTGTAGGTAGGTTAGGGAATCAAATGTTCCAAAAAGCAGCAGTAATTGGCTACGGAATTAAACATAATGTAGGTTGGACTTTTAAAGACACTAATTTTCCTATATATAAAGAGCCTTGCTTTGAGTATGTAGAGATACCATTTAAAAATAATCTTTGTTTAAGTGGTTACTTCCAGTCAGACAAATACTTTAACCATTGCAAAGAAGAAATAATAGAATACTTTACTGAAGGATGGAATAGAGAACCAATAGATAAAATATCTATCCACGTTAGAAGGGGTGATTATGTAAACATAGAATGTCACCCTGTAGTAACAATGGAATATCTAAACGAGGCAATACAAGTATTTAAGAATAAAGGATATACAGATAATGATTTTTTAGTATTTACAGATGATAAGGCTTGGTGTAGTGTTAATCTACCTTATCCAATATCTAGTGGAGATGAGTTAGAGGACTTGGAATTAATGAGTAGGTGTGAACATCATATCATAAGTAATAGTAGTTATTCTTGGTGGGGTGCAACTCTTGGAGTAAATAAAGATAGAGTAGTTGTAGCTCCTTCTAAATGGTTTGCAGGTAGTAAAGAAGATGTAGATGTTAGTGATATATACTGTGATGGATGGATTGTAATATAGGAGATAATATAGAATTTAAAACAGATAAAGGTTTGAAGATATTAACTATTAATAATATTATAAAAAAGGATAATAAGACTAGATACTTTGGAAAAATTAATGGTAAATTATGGAGTGTTCCACCAAAAGCAATAACAAGATTAGTATGGAAGTAGGAGTTTTAATTATCAGTACAGGAAAATATGATGTGTTTTTACAACCATTAGCAGAGTCTATAGCAAAGCATTTTTTACTAGCTCACGAAGTAACTATATTTAGTTTTGGAGATAAGAATTGTAAATTTCATATGGATCATAAACCATTTCCTTATCCAACATTAATGAGATACCACCAATTTAACAAACAGAAAGATGAGTTAAGTAAGATGGATTACTTATTTTATTGTGATGTTGATATGTTATTTGTAAGGGATATAGGAAGTGAGATATTAAGTGATGGGTTAACTGCTTGTATTCATCCTTATAGTGAGTCTAGGAGTTTTAAAAATACCTTTGAATTAAATAAAAATAGTACAGCTTACACAGAAGATATAGATACTTATTGTTGTGGAGGTTTTCAAGGTGGTACTAGTGAGGCTTTTTTAAGGATGAGTGAACAGATAGCAATGGCAATAGATATAGATTTACAGAATGGTATAGTAGCAAGATGGCACGATGAAACACATTATAATAAATACTTAACAATTAATAAACCAAGTAAGATATTAAGTAGAGATTATTGTACTCCAGAAAAGGAAAGAAATATAGATAGTAAATTATTAGCATTAGATAAGGAACATGAAGAAATTAGGAATTAAAATAATAACAACAATCAGAGCATCAATTAAAGTAATAACTGATTTTGAGAAGATGTTGAAAATATTAAATAAATATGATTAGTATATTACTAGCAGTACACAACGGAGAAGAGTATCTAAGAGAAGCAATAGATTCTGTATTAAATCAGTCTTTTAATGAGTTTGAATTACTAATAGGATTAAATGATTCTACAGATGGTAGTAGAGAGATTATACAAGAGTATAATGATTATAGAATAACAGTATTTGACTATAAAGAAAAAGGTAAAGCAAAGACACTAAACAAACTATTAAAAGAAGCTAATTTTGAATGGATAGGTTTACAAGATGATGATGATATTTGGGATGATTGTAAGTTAGAGGTTCAAATGTGTAATACAGAAGGAGAAGATGTAATAGGTACTAAGATATTTTACATAAATGAGTTTGGAGATATAACAGGAAACCCTAAATTAAAACTTCATTATTCACAGATAGTAGAATATTCATTTAAAGGTATTAATCAAATAGCAAATACTTCAGCAATATTTAAAAGAAAGGATGCTATAGAAGTTGATGGATGGACAGAAGGATTAGATGGAATAGAGGATTTTGATTTTTGGTTAAAGCTAATGATTAAAGGTTGTTTATTTACTAACTTAGATTACAATGGTGTATATCATAGAATACATACTAAGAGTAATTTTAACACAAAGGAACACGATATAAAAGGATTACTAGAAACTTATGGACTATAAAGATATAATGCTTACCAAGATAAACTAAAAACTATATTATGAGTAAAATAATTACAGGGAACATCGCTACTATTCCTTCGAGAATGGAGCAATTAATTAAAACAATAGACTCTATAATTAACCAAGTAGATGAAATTAGAGTTGCGTTTAACGGTTATCATCCCGATGATTTTAGAACTGTAATGGATATATTTGATAATCAAATAATATTTAGCTTAACAAATAACGAATATGGAGATGCTGAAAAGTTCTTTTGGGCTGAATATACAGAAGGTTATTACCTCAGTTTAGATGATGATATTATATATCCTCCTACATATGTAAAAGATATGATTAAAGAAATAGATAAACACGGTATAGTAACACATCACGGTAGATCATTTGATTCATTTCCTATAACTAGTTATTATAAAGGAGCAAGTAAAAGGGTGCAATGTTTAAGTGAAAATTTAGACTATGGCACTATACAATTTGGGGGGACTGGTGTTCTTGGGTTCAATACTAAGCATTTTAAACCATCCTTTAGTATTTTTACTAGAGCTAATATGAGTGATATTTGGATAGGAATAGAAGCACATAAACAAGGTAAAACAATAACAACATTACCACATAGTGAAAACTATTTCACCTATCAACACGTAGAGCATACAATATGGGATGATAAAAATAATGATTGTGAAATTGAGACTAAAATAATAAATGATTATTTTGTTTAATAGTTAAAAAATTAGTAGTACTTTTGTA